CTATGTCACCATCTATGGGAACTTCCTAGGCGCAAGCATGACGAGCTCGAGCGTTGCGCTGAATGGCTCGAATTGCCTCGGTATCGTTCTGCAGCCGTCCGCGTGGATGTGGTATCAGAAGTTTACAGTCCAACTCCACAGCGGATGCACGACGGGGAACTTCACTGTCACGACGGGTAGCGGCACATCGAATGGAATCGCGTTCACCGTTCAATCCGAAAACATCTACTTTGCATCAGGAAGCGGGAGTGATAGTGCAGCCGGAAGTTTCTCTGCCCCTTGGAAGACCATCCTTCACGCCGCGCAGAACATGCCAGCGGGGAGTATCGCTTACGCATTAACAGGGTCTGACGCCACAACAGATGACGGCACGGGCTGGTCTACTACGATGCGTATTACGAGAAGTGGGACTGCGACCTCTCCATACCAACTCGTTGTTTATCCAGGTCAGAGCGTGCAAATTGGACCAAACTCTGGTGGGGATTCTGCCATCCGATCAGGTTGCTCTGACTGCCCAACAAATTACTGGACCTTCTCGGGATTCACGCTATACAGCTACAGCGGAGAGATTGACGCACAGTGGGGGAGTGGATACTGGCGCTGGATTGGAAATACCGGAACTTGCCCGCAAACAAGTGGTGAGGAAGGCTGCTTTGAACCCATCGAGTCAACGTACACCACAGTCTATGGAAACAATTTCCAGCACATGGGGTCTACTGGGGCGGAAGCTGAATTTCATGGAATCTACATTGCCACAGACTCAAGCGAGACAGACGTTGGCTGGAACACTATCGCTTTTACCAATGGTGGCCGATGCATACAAACGCACTCGGAATACAATGGCCCAGGAACGAATGGCTACACGATTTACAACATCAATTTGCATGATAACTATATCCACGATTGCGCGCTCGACTGCATCGTGGCAGACACACTAAGCCCAGGTGGAAATGGGTCTTCAAATCCCTACGGAGGGCCACTGAGTGGTCCAGTCACCATTTATAACAACGTTATGTACAATTGCGGCCAGACAACGCCCCCGCAGGATACGGGTGATTGGAGTGGCATCGAAATCACAGGAACGAGTACAACTGGCCCCTCGCCTACGGGTACAATCTACACCTTCAATAACACCATCTATGCTTACGGCGTGAATACGAGTCCGCCTTATGGTAGTTCCGAATACGGAATCACATTCGGCGGATCGAGTCCTATCTTAGCTGTCTCTGACAACAACCTTCTTTACAGCACGCAAGGAACGCGCGTCCCGTACTTTGGTGGAGGATCATCCTTCACTGGTTCTAACAACTGGATGTATAACGGTCCATCAACCTCTGGTGTGACCACAATCACCGGGACAATCGGCACGAACCCGAATCTTACCAACGTCACTTCTTACAATTTCACGCCGTTGTCTGGGAGTCCTGTGCTTGGCGCGGGGACTGCTATGGGCGGCGTCATCACGCCGTTTGGTCCGAATACGATTGGACAGGACATCAACGGGATACCGCGGCCAGCATCACCCGCGATTGGCGCTATCGAGTTGACTTCCTCGACGCCGCAAGCCTCACCGCCGTCCTGCACGCCAGGTACGGGCACTTACGCCAGCGCGCAAACAGTGACATGCACGAATCCAAATTCCGGAACCACGGTGATGTGCTACACAACGAACGGCACAGCGCCGGCGACGAATGGATCAGGGACCGGATGCACAACCGGGACGCAATACACGACGGCGATCAGTGTAGCGTCTACCTTAAATCTGATAGTAATCGCTGGCGTTTCCGGAGATACGGACAGCATGGTGGCTTCGTACAATTACACCATCTCTCCTACAGTATCAGCCCCAGCCACGGTGATTTTTGCAGCTCTAAAGTGTAATGATTACACCAGCCCCATTCCAAATTAAGCTCCAACCCAAGCAAGCTCTGCTGAATTGGGTCATGGAAAACTCCAAAGCCTCATGGTTGGGTTATGGAGGGTCCCGTGGTGGAGGCAAATCGGGTGGTATGCGCCGCATCATGCTTCGCAGGCGTTTGCAGCACCCGCACACGAATGGACTAATCCTTCGCCGGGTATGGGATGATGTCGAGAAGAACCACGTCAACAAAATGTGGGAAGAGTTTCCCGGCCTTCACGACTACTACAAGGTTCAATCTAAAGTCATAGAGCTACCTGAGAGTCTAGGTGGGGGCCGGGTATTCTTCGACGGTGCGGAGAACGAGACGGACGTTAAGCGTAAAGCCTTTGGTCCTGAATATTATGATGTAATGACGGACCAAGCAGAACAGTTCTCTGAAACAGAGTTGACCCAGCTCAAGACCATTTGCCGCTGGCCCAATACCCCAGAGAACTCCTGCAAGTTCCTGTTGGGATTTAACCCCGGAGGGATAGGGGCCGCATTCTTGCAGCGTATCTTCTACCTTAAGGAATACCATGAGAGGGAAAAAGAGAATGACTACGCTTTCCTCCCGGCATTCGGGTGGGATAACATCGAATGGTCCCGCGCTGCTCTCGCCGCAGACGGGTACATCGGGGACTGCCTCGGTAAAGAGTGCGGGAAGTGCTCCAGTTGTGTGTATTACTCATGGTCGGACGAAAAGAGATTTAACTACTACATCACTCGATCCCAGTACGGCCAAGAACAGAACAGCCTCCCAGCTCACATGCGAGCAGGTCAATTGCTTGGAGACTTTAAGAAGTTCTCTGGCCAGTATTTCGCTAATTTTGATGAGAACGTTCACGCCTGGAACCTTGAGGACATCATCCGGCAAGAGCACTGGCCTATCTGGGGAGGCTTCGACTGGGGATTTGTTCACTCCTCAGCCTTCCACTGGCATACCCAAGCGGGGTACCAGACGGAAGATGGCAAGTTTAAGCGCCTTATCATCACCTTCCGGGAGTTTGTGACTGACCATATGTCTGAGCGTGCTCTAGCGGAGGAGATTTCGGCTGTCAATGATGGCCTTAACCTCCAGAACATCTATGCGGGGCATGACTTGTGGAAGAAAGAATCCAACAACAGCACCAAAGAGGCTGCCATGTCGGAGGTATTCCGCCGGAATGGTCTACCTTCTATGAAGAAAGCCACCATTGACCGTGTTGATGGCTGGCGTTTCATGCATCGAGCCTTGGATGAGGGTGAATGGATCATTACCAAGAACTGTAAGCACGCTATCCGGGCTGTCCCCACTGCTGTAGTAGACGATAAACACCCTGGCAAGGAAGAGGACATCCTCAAGACCAACACTATGTATGATGACGTGTTGGATGCTCTGCGTTATGGGGTCTATTCTGAGTATGCTCCCAAGTCTGAGCCTGACAATGTAGTGTTTATGAAGAAAGTAGCCCACCTAAAAGACCCAACCAACCGGGCTATCCAGCTTATGAAGCTGAACAGTGACCGTACCAAGAGATTGCGGGATGCCGGGGTGGTGAATAACCGCAGTATAGGCCGATTCAGGAGATATGCGTCATGAAATGGCCCCTAATGTTCCGATACCGTCATGAAGTGTTCAAGGAAGCTCTGATAGCCAACCTAGAGGTGCGTGCAGAGCTGATTGAGCACCTCAAACGCCTGATTGCCAAGAAAGATCAGGAAATACTGACCATGAAGGCAATTCAGGAAGCCAAAAAGTGTAATGATTACACTCCTGAGGCCGAAAATAAGCGGAAAATGGCTGAACCTGTATTCTCTGGCCGCTCTGGGTGGAGAACCAGAGCACAAATGATGTCTGAGGCTACTATTCCGGTAGTCGGGGACTCTGCTAAACAACTTGAAGCCAAAGTAAAGAAAGAAGGGGGTACTATATAGCCATGCCATTCCATAATGGTAAGTTTGGTCCCAAATCTACTGGGGAGAAGGGTCCCAAGCCTGCTCCGGTAGAGAAGTCAATGGATAAGACCAAGGAACTAGTCCACGGTAAGGCTCAGGAGCCTCACGGTGGGGGTGACACTGAGGAACATGTCACCAAGACCCACCCCGGCACCACCCAAGCCCATCCCATGACTGGGGTACATGCCTTCCATGCTCATCACTCTGGGGGCGGGAAGTATACCAGCCACACCCACCATGACGGCGGGGACGTAGAGACCCGGCAACATGGCAGTGCTGATGAGATGCATTCTGCTATGCATGAGGCTATGCCTTCTGATGGTCAGGGGGACATGTCGGCCCACAACGACATGGACATGGATGACGGGTTTGGGGAATCGTTGGGCGGGATCGGCGGAAACATGGGAGCTGGGGCCTAGCCGCTGGGTTCTCTGTGGGTGTGACAAAGAGATTGTAGGCTCATTTTTTCTGTTTGTCAACACTTTTTTCAGTTTGGGGGGTAGGGTACTAGTACCCGATTTTACCCCCCAGTTAGGTGTAATGATTACATGGGTCTTGGCCAACAATTCTTACCTAAACCGCAGTTCAGCCCGAATAATCCCTATTGGCAGGACCCGCGTAAGTTCTGGAAGGGGTTCCCATCCCACGTCTTACCCAGAATGAGCGCCAGAGATTTCCTGTATGCTACTACTTGGGAAATATGGAAGTGGGACATACATGGAGCTTTCTGTGTGAGACAGGCCACAGTTCGCACAGCGAGAATTAACACAAAGTTGCAGTGGCGATCCCACATCCAAGATTTGTGGAACAAAAAAAAGGAGAAAATGCATGAGAAAGTTGCTTAGTGTCCTGCTTCTTGCACTGGCTGCGTGCGGGATTGCTTCTGCTCCCCTTTCGGCTCAGGGCAATCCTAACACTCAAGGTCAGAGCATCCTGTCACACGTTGGAGGTGTTTATGTAGCTAGGAACTATAGCTACTGGTCTCTCCAAGTGGACAATCCAACCTCTGTACCCGCTGCATCCCCGGCTACCCTCATCCTGAGGCAGCCTAGCGCAACCCTTCCCGATGGCCGGGTCATCTACCCGTTTGTTGGTGAGATTGTCCTGGTAGGGGCTGGAGCTAACCAAGAGTCCGTGACTCTCACGGCCGTATCCGGTTGCTACCTCAATGCTGGGTATGATACCTGTACCGTATCCGGCAATACCTCTAACTCCCACGGTAGAGGTGAGCTAATCGCTTCCGGCACGGTAGGGATAGGGGAAGCTCTCCAAGATGCTACTCTCAATGGCGGGGGTAGCGTGTACTGGGAAGTGGATTGCGGCCCTGGTGTGGTCATATCTGGTGGAGCTACCACCACTATCACTGCCTGCAAGACTCCTCAATACTTCACCAACTTTGGCAGCTCTGTGTATGTCAACACTACCGTTACCACAGCAACCTCTTATAGTGTTGGCATCACCGGGTCTGCCACAGCCTTCGTGAACGCCTGCACCTCATTAACCGCAGGCACTAACTGCTCACAGTTCGTGAATGCCCCGGCTAAGGTAGCCCTTGGCACGGGTTATGCTTCTGTTCTGGTAACTCCATCCACCACCCCCGGCGCTGGTGCTCTCCACATTAAGGTGTGGGGGTGGACAGCAGCCCAAGCTAACTTCTAATGCCCTGGAAGTCTACAGCTCAAGCTCGCTGGGGGCACAGTCCAGCGGGTAAGAAGGCCCTTGGCTCTAAGGGGGTAGCAGAGTGGGATGCTGCTACCCCTAAGGGGTCTCTCAAGGGAACCAAGGGCAGTAAAAAGACTTGGGTAAAGGCGGCACGGGGTGAAAAGTGAAAAGGACAAGCTCTCGCACAAAGCCGTTAACTACCAAGATGCGTCAACGCATGTTGGCCAACGATGCTCGAATTGCGAGAACTTCCTCCCTCCTACCCATTGTAAGGGTGTTCAAGCGCCTGTTGCGGGTCCCGGTTGGTGTATTCGATACAAGCGGAAAAGTTGGGTAAGTGTAGCCAAGTAAGATGTAATCATTACACTTGAGAGGAGATGAAAATGTCTGAAGAAGAAGCAGTTCAAGAGGGTCCAGAGGTTACAGTAGTCAAGTCCCCGCAGGAAGTGGCTAAAGAGAAGCATGAGGCTGAAGAGGCTCGCCTTGCTGCTCAGACTCAGTTTGATGCCAAGATTCACGGTGTTGGGACTCATCCTCAAGCTGGCCCTCAATCTGTGACTGACCTGCACAAGTTGATGTTGGACTTGTTCAATGACCTGCACGAACGAGTCAAGGCTCTAGAGGGGAAGTAATGCAAACAGTAGACGCAGCGGGAGCACGGCTTAACCCTAAACTGTTCATCACCACGTTTAGGGCTGTAACTAAGTTGGCTCCCGCTCGTTTCCTGACATTGAGTATCCACCCTGACCGCTACAAAGAGCTGTACGGTCTAGCAGACATCCCGGAGTCTATCCAAGTAGGCCCCGTACTGGGTCCTATGGGCAGGCAGATTATGAAGGTGAACTGTATCAAGCCCCCTCTGGGAGTCAGTGATGGGATCACCATTGTCCAAGATAAGACTGCCCCCTTGGACCAACTGGTATTCTCGATACATGGAATCCCGGAATATTCCTTGGTGAACCTTGCTACCACCTAAAGCACTTTCGATTCTTGTGGACATTAAGAAAGAGCTGCTGTCTCAAAGTGTAATGATTACACCTGACCAACAGGCTACTAGTAGTACTAGTACCGGATGCCCCACATCCCGGTCAGGTGTAATGATTACACCCAAGCGCAGTCATGTTATGCGTCATGCTCGCGTTAAGGGTCCTGCTGTACAGAGAATGTACCAGAGGCACGAACTGTAATGTCTACTACCACTGTATTGCCGTCTGAGCTGCCGGACGATTCAGAGCAGCTTATCCATGGCCAAGAGCAGGAAGAGACTGCCCCTGAGGATTATGGTCCGTGGAATGAGAACATCCCGGATGAGCTAAAGGACTGTATCGTCAAGCTGGCGGCTAAGGACTGTGATGAGTTTAGGTATCCCCGCCGTCTTGAGGTGATGAAGTCTTGGCAGGCCCGCTCATTCTGGCGGGAGATGCAGCACCTTAACTGGAACTGGGAAGGTGAGTGCTGGGATGTTCTGGGACCCGCTGGGGCTAAGACTTCCAGTGATGCCAACAAGTATGACAGTGCGGTCATGTATACCACCAACATGTATCAGGGGTTTGGTGAGTCATTCATGGCTATCGTCACCCAGACTATTCCCAGCCTACGGTTTGAGCCTGAGGACCCTGAGGATGCCGCCGACATAGAGACTGCTAAGAGTGCAGAGCCTATGCGGAAGCTCATTCAGCATGAGAATGATCCCATCAAGCTGATGACTAAGGCATCCTACTATGCTTGGACGGATGGCCGGATTCACGGGTGGACCCGCTGGGAAGTGGACAAGCGTACTGGGGTACCCCGTGAAATGCAGTCCATCTACGGGGCAATGGAGGTTAAGGTCCCAGTCATCTATGAGGAACTGTGTGAATACCCTTATCTCCAGTTCTCAAATGAGTATCACGTTTCCACAGTCCGGGATAAGGTTAAGAAGCGGGCATTCAAGGACCCTAACTACTACAAAAAGATTAAGGGTGGGAGTCACGGTAACGGGCAGGACGTGTACGAGCGTACAGCCCGCATATCAGTTAAACAGGGCATATCCTTCCGGTCTGCTGGTGGGGATGCTTATGCTCATCTCGTAACTACCCAGAGAACATGGATGCGGCCCACTGTGTTCCTTGATGATGAGATAGAGGAACAGTACCGGGATCAGCTTATGACCCTATTTGCCAAAGGGTTGTATGTTGAGGTGGATAACGGGGTCTACACAGGGTCCCGCAATGCCACTATGGATGATGAGTGGACCGTCGAGAACATCATGGAAGGGGATGGGTCCTTCCGTAATGGTAAGGGCACCTGTCTCATATCTCTACAAGAACGGGCTAACGACATTATCAATGTGACCCAGGACGTGTATGAGAAGACTCAACCTGCATCCCACTGGGATGATAAGGTGTTTGACCTTGACGGGATGAAGCGTCAACGGTCTATGCCGGGTGCCCGGTATGGCATCAATCAGGGGGAGCTACAGGCTGGGGATAGCATGTCGAATCACGTATTCTTTGAGCCTGCTGCCTCAGTTAGTGCTGACATGCTCCAGTACCTTAAGGAACTGATGACAGACATCCCCGAGTTCCTGACGGGTATCTCCGCTATCTTGTTTGGCTCTGACTCCGGTGGAGATAAGAGTGGTAAGGCTCTATCTATTCAGCAGGCTGCTGCTATGGGCCGCATCGGGCTGCCCTTCCGGGTTATGAAGCGGTTCTACGCGGGGATGATGGAGCAAGCTGTCCGCTGTGGCGCTCGTAATCGTAAGGAAGATTATGTGAAGGGTATCCCGGATCAGAACGGGAACATTGAGACTGTTGCTGTCCGTGTTGGGGACCTTGACGGTAACATGCGCTGCTTCCCCAGTCAGGATGAGAACTATCCTGAGAGCTGGACATCCAAACGGGCAACCTATATGCAGTTGCTTCAGGAAGGGAATACCGACCCGACCATGAAGGCCATTCTCGCCAACCCCGAGAATCAGAATCTCGCTAAGAGACTGATTGGGTTGGATGAGTTGACTATCCCGGATGCGGCTAGCTGGGATAAGCAGATGGTTGAGATTGCCTATATGTTGCAGGAACCTCCCAAGCCTCCACAAGTGGCTCAGGTTCCTAACCCATTGCAGCCCCAGACTATCGAGACTATCCAGATTCCACCCCAGAGCACCATGCCGATTGACCCGGACTATGATAACCACACGGCTGAGTTCTTGACGGTGACTATCTGGGTCAACAGTAAGAAGGGCCAGACAGCTAAGAAGGACAATCCCCAAGGGTTTATGAATGTGAGATTGCATGGGTTGCTGCACAAAGCTGAGATAATGAAGGCTATGGCTCAGCAAGCAGCAGCCCAAGCACCACCTCCACCCCCGGCTCATCCGGGCGGTGCGACTGCCCCACATCATGGGGCACCCGCTGCGGGAGCACAGCCACCTAAAGGCAGTGCTCCCCCGGCTACTGGCGCACCCGGCCAGATGTAATGATTACACGATCTTTGAGTCATCCGGGAACGGAACCCGGCCTGTAAAACAGGGAAGCCGAGACTCACAGGAGGCAGTAAATGTCAGTCACAGGAACAACCTCATTAGCTGGGGCAGCCCCAAGTGGGGGGGCGACAGAGGTACTTGATCCCAACGTTGAGCTGGAATCAGTAGAGTCCCCATCTACTGAAGTTCAGGAAGATGAAGCACCCCCTACTACGGAGACTGCTGAAAGTGGGCAGCCTGAAGGTGGTAGGACTAAGCCAGAAGGGGAAGTACGGGAGGATGGCCGACTCATCCCGAAATGGATGAAGGAACTACAGCAGACCAATCCTGAAGCCTACAAAAAGGCTAAGACTGATCTGTTCGAGCTTCAAGGTCGCCGCTCAATACACCCTACTGCTCAAGCAGCCCGTGAAGAACATGATCTAGTACAGTCTCTAGGCGGGAAGGAAGGGGTTGCCAAGCTCCGGGAGAACGATAGGTTCTACTCTGAAGCTGCTAACCAGTTCCTCAAGGGAGACCCAGCGTTCGTTAAGGACCTATGGGAAGAGGACAAGATAGCCGCTGCCCTCCATGTTCAACCTATGTTGGACGCCTTCAAACAGAATGACTTTGAGGGGTACCGGACCACAATAGGACGGATGCAGAAGCAGGAGCTTGACGCTGTTGGGTTTGGGCCTGCCCTACGCAACCTCATTGATGCTGTAGAGAAGAAAGATTTCGAGAGTGCTCTCAACATTCTGGTTAAAGGCCGGGATGCTCAGGGCAACCCCTCGAATTTCGTTTCTTGGTACAACAGCATCCATGACATAGCAAGCAAGGCTGAGGACCCACGGGTTAAGTCTCTCTTGGCTGAACGGGCTAAGGCGCGAGACACTGAGGCACAGACAGAACAGCAGAACTTCCTGAAGTCCTACCGCACTGAGGCACTCAACACTGTCTTAGATGACGCGGGTAAGGTGTTTGACCAATACTTTAAGGGCCGTAAGTTAGACCCTGAGGATAGGCTTGACTTGCTGAAGGATGCAGTCAAGCTGGTTAACTCCAAGATGGAAGCTGACAAAGCATTCATGGAGGACCGGGATGGGCACCTAAAGCTCCGGGACTCTCATTCTGCTCTGCAACTCACTAAAGCGCGGTTTGCCCGCGAATTGCCTGAAGCTGTCAAGCGGATTGCACGCCGCTATGGCATGACTTCCGGCACTCCTGGTAACGGGAATCAGCAACGCCAACAGCAGCAACCCGCTGGAGGTGGAAGACAACCTGATGCTGGGTATGTTGCTGTTACTGCACGGCCAAGTCCTGAAGACATTGACCGTAGCAGAACGACCAATGAGATGATCTTCGCTAAGAAGGCCATACTCAAGGATGGTCGAAAAGTGGATTGGTCTAAGCTGCGGTAGTGTAATCATTACACTTCCGGCTAGGCCGGAAAGGATAAAACGTGGCTCCTGGAGTAAATAACAATGCGATTGCCTTGCAGATTGAGGCAGTCCGGCCTGAGGTGCCCCTTCTCTACCAGTTGGATAAGACCCTGCTGGGGATGATTAAGAAGAAGGCCAAGGGCCTACAAACGGTCTCATCCCGCGCTTACCGCGCACCCGTTGAGATCACCGCAGGTGGAGCTATCAACCAGTTTAACCCGGACGGCGGGAACCTGGGACGTGGCTCTGCTCTCAAGACAGAGGTCATGCTTATCAACCAGTTCTATTTCAACTTTGCGGTAGAGTATACCGCACTGGCTGAGATTGCCACTGATGATAAGGAAAAGGCGGTTGAGAACTATGTCACCCGCCAGATGACCCGGATGATGGAACAGTTTAATTCTGGTATCGAGGCTATTCTGGCCTACGGTGACAGTTCTGGTACCCTGGACACAGTGGTTTCTGTGGCTGGGCAAGTCGTAACTGTCAACAATGCCAACCAGTTCTTCGATAACCAGCTTATCCAAGTGTTCACTGCTGCTGGTGTTCTCTTGGGCGTGTTCCAAGTCCTCACGGCTGACGCCATCGCTAACAATCTGACTGCTGATCCCACCACCCCCCTACCTGCGGGTATGGCTGCCGGGAACTTCCTGTCAATTAACGGGTGTGTTGGTCCGTCCGTGGCTTCATCGTCCATCAACGGGGTTAACACCCTCCAGTTGTCCTCCAGCGTAGGGAACTACCTTGGTATTCAGCGTGCAGCTTACCCTGGCCGTCTGTCTACCCCCTTCATTGCTGGTAACAACTCCTTCATCACTCCTCAGCGTGGCCGTGCTCTAATCAACTTGGTCCGCACCGCAATGGGTATTGAGTCCCCCGATGCGTCCAAGTTTGTGTGGCACATGAATGTTGACCAAGAGGCTGCTATCGAGAATATCGGCCTCATCGTGTCCAACATCATCCAGAACCAGCTTAAGGGTGATGCGTCCGAGGACATGCTGAAGAAGACTCCCCCCAAGACCTTTGGTGGGCGTCCCATCTTCGCCAACATTCACGCACAGCCGGGGCGTATTGATGGACTACCCCTCGAACACTGGTTCAGGGCTGAGATTCAGCCTTTGGACTTCTATGAGGTTAACGGGCAGACATTGTTCCCGATCTATGGGAATGATGGCGGCTTGGCTGCCAGCTTCATCACGTATCTGTGGTGGGGGTGGAACTTGGCATCAGAGAATCTCCGCGCTGGAGTCTACAGCACGGGTAATGGTATCCCCACGGGGTATTTTGGTCACTAACCTGTAGGGATGTAGGGAAATGGGTAGATAACTCCGAGCTGGTAGGGGGATTATTATTGCCTTAGGTGGTTCGACCATCGCGGTAGTAATCCCCTTCCACTAGAATGTAAGGATTACACTTTATGGCTGACACAATCATCGAAAAACGAGAAGTACCCCGCTGGGTAGAGCATATCATCACCCGCAAAGGCGGGTTAAACCCATTCGGGAAGCCTAACTTCAGGGTTGTATGGGGTGGTAACAGGACCTACCTCGTAGGGGGTATGTTCAAGGATGTTACCTATGTGACTGACACTGAGGGACGCAAGAGGGCTATTGTTGTAGAGATTGCAGACCTGCGTACCCTGCTGAAGTACCACCCTCACCGCTGGCACCTTGAGCGTTGGTTTGGCCCTGAGTATTGGGGTACCCAAGAGGAATGGTTCCAGAACACTTGGGACGATGTAGCCAAGCTACACACAATGGGACCTTACCCTACCGAGGGTGACTATGAGCATGTGTTCTTCTTGGCTCAATGCCCCCATATGCTACCGGGGGATGAGGATTGGTGTATGCCCTGTCAAGTTGGGATGGGTGAGTATATCCCCCTAGAAGAGAATGTGCGTATGCTGGAGCGCCAGATATACGCTCTCTTGGAATCCCAGAACATCTCCCAGAGTGCTGAAGCCGCTAGTCTGTTCATGCGCGAACATATCAAGCGCAACATTCGCAATAAGGTTGTGGGTGAGAGGGTCCGGGGGGCTATGCGGCCCAAGATGGCAACTCAGCCTACCAGTTGGCAGGATGGCACCCGCTGTGCTGTGCCTGAGCCAAAGATGCACCAAGTTCTACAGGTTCCCCGCAAGGATGTGAGGCCGGGATTCAATCAAGTAGGAGCACCAATAGCCAAGAAGGACTCAGATGGGAATTAGTCTTCTTGTACATATCAAGCACAAGATGGGTGGATGGGCTGTGTGTACCTGTAAGCGTCCCTTGGACACCAACGGCTTTGGGCATCCTAAGCATGAGAAGACCTGCCCGTGGTATAGGATTCTGCTGAATATGAACGTCTGCTGAATGTAATCATTACACTCTAAGAAGAGGAGAAATACTGTGCCAAGCAAGAATGAAATAGCAGCAACCATGTCCCGCAGTGAAGCTGCGCGGGCTGGGGTGATTGACCACAACCAAGCGGTTGAGAAGGTCACAACTAACACCAAGAGGATGTACGGGTTCACCCGGAAGATGGTCCCGAGTGACTTCCCCACAGAGCCTAAACTCTACATCTACTCCGTGTCAGAGTATGGGGAGCTTGTGAACTTGGGTCCCGGCTTCCAACAGTATGAGGTGAAAGCCTGCCCTGATGGTCAAGCCTACGGGGAACCTTGCGTTATCCTTCCATTCAACTTCTTTGAGGAAGCCAAGGTTGACGTAACAGAGCACACCTTTACCAGCGGTAAGCAGATTGTTGATGCCATTCTCAAGGTTGGCCCTGGCATGGGTGCTGCGATGGACAAGCGGAAGTTGGGATGGTTTGTCTCTGAACACAATCCCCCTACTGCTGAGGAAGTGGCTCATGCCACTACCGTGTATGGGGCAGAGTGCAAGAGGTTGTTTCAGGATGCTAACCGTTACGCCTCAGCCAACCAGCTTTATGAGATCAACGATACTCATCGTAGAGCAGCCCGCTTCCTTGGGCAGACCGTGACATGGGATAAGCCTCAGGAGAAGATGGTTGATTGCCCCGGCTGCAAAGAGAAGGTCCGGGAAGGGGCTGCCGTCCACGCTACCCCGTATTGCGGGTATGTGTTCAACTGGCATATAGCTATTGACAATGGGCTGCGGTCATTCTCGCAGGCTCCCCCGGAAGTGCAGCGGGCCTATAAGAAGGCTAAGGAAGCGCAACTCGCAACTGAACAGGAGTAATCTATGCCTGTTGTCCAATCCAGTGCCTATGTCTCGGTTGAGAGTGTAACTACTCTCATCCGAGCCATAGCTAATGACATGATATTCTCGCAGGCTGGTGAAATACTCACCGATACTGCGAACTTCATGCTTCCTCTGCTCAATGATGCCTTGGAGTGGTTCACCAATGAAGTTAACAATCACGGTGTTAATACATTCACCAAAGAAACCATCCTCACCCCCCTCACTGCTACTCAGGTACCAACTGATCCCGCAACTCAGGTATATATCAGCGACTCGGGTTACTTCGATGGGGTACAGCTTAATACTAACCCGCAACAGTTCGTACCCCCCGATCTTCTTACACCACTATTCCTCTGGGAACGGGAAACCGGAAGTACAGAGGATTGGGTAGAGATGGTGGAGAGACCGGATGGTCTCCCCTCTGTATTGCCGGGTCAGAGGTTCAGGATATGGGAGTGGAGACAGGACGGGCTGTATATGCCTGGGTCCGTACAGTCCAATGATGTAAGACTGCGGTACACAGGATCATTAGCTTCGTTTGTGTCTACCAATGATACCCTCTACTTCCGGGGGGCTACCGGGGCACTGGCCTACTACATGGTTAGCTCCTACCTGATGAGCAAGAATCCGCAGGCCGCACAGCAAGCAGAGAGCAGGGCTACTGAGCGCCTGAACCAGATTGCAACCCGTAATGCCCGCATGAAACAGCGGGAACCTATTACCCGCAGGTCTTACGGGAACCCGCAGGGTGGTTGGAGCTTCATACCCCCCAGAAACACCTAGTTCCAGATGTAATGATTACACTTAGGAGGACTCAAAATGGCAGTAACAGTACTTGGTTTTGATGGGAACCCTTTTGACCAACGCAGTATCCGGTCCATTGGGGATAGGTTCATTGAAACACTTGTTGTGTTAAAAATGACGGGTAACTACACCACTGGTGGAGATACCTTGGATTTCACCAATGGTGGTGGTACCCCTGCTGCCCCCACTACTGTCCCCCCTGGGCAACAGAATAGCAATGTTGGCCCTATCAGAGCTGACGTGTCTGATGGGCCTAGTGTTGCTGGCACAGTCCTAGCCAATGGTGGTGGCTATATCCTCATTCCGGGGACTAACCCGACCAACTGGAAACTGAAGATATTTGCTACGGCTGGTGCTCAGTACGCCAATGGTGCTTACGGCGCTGATGCCCTCACAGACACTCCCGTTCTAC